TTAGGAATGTGAAGGACATCACCCTTCTTGCCTTTGAAAGACATTTTCGAGAACAGGTTAGCAGCAACCAAGTTCTTTTTGTAAGCAGCGATGATTTCATCAGACCAAATCTCAGGGATAAATTTATCCGCTGTTGTTTTTGTTACGTGATCGGTACCAAGAGCCATTTTAAATCTCCTAAATGATTAAGTTTATTTAACTCGACCCTGAGCGTATGCAGCCATAATTTCATCTTGTAGCTGGTAATAACGATCTGGGTCTTCCAGTTGTAAACGGATTAGATCCGCTCTTCGATAGACCTTTGCAGAAGTAGCACCAGTGTTAGAGCCAACATCTACAGTAGCTGATTTGACTGCTGCTTTCTGTGCCGCTTTAATCTCTGGCGCAGGAGCAGGAGCTGAAGGAGCTACTGACTTAGGTTTAACATAATTCCAATTACTAAGAAGTTCTGCTGCAGAATCATAATCCAGATTTGCATCAGCCGCTGCGTATAAACGCAAACGAACTGGAGAGTCTTTCACCCACTCAGCAAATGCTGGGTCTCCTACAGTAGACTCAAAGTCAGGAAACTCTGTCTTAAGCCTATTTAATGTTTGCATCCTTTTAATCTCAGCGGTCTGTTCTCTGGCCTCTTTGACTGCAGGATGATTCTCTACTGCTCTGTGTACTGCCTTCTTCGGATCTTCAAAGAAATCGATCTCGTCTTCTTTTGTGACCTCAACTTCTTTTTTAGTGTCGAGTTGTCGCTTGATTAGTTCATCTGCAAGCTTGCGTACCTCACCAACTTCTTGGGCTTGTCTACCAATTAACTTCTCAGCCTCTTGGTGCATCTTGATAATTTCATCAAGACTCTTGCCTTTATACTTGGTTGGAAGGTTATCCTCTTCAGGAACTACTTCCTGTACGGTTTCAACTTGAGGTTCTTCAGCTACTTGCTGAGTCTCTTGTTGAGTAATATCACTTGCTTCAAATAACTCTTCTTGCGTTTCGGTAAAAGTTGCTGCCACATTATCCTCCTGTCCACAACGGATTCTAGGAACTTTAAAATGTCACTTGGAATCAGGCTTGCTGTTTCTTGTAAGCGACTCTAGTTGCTTCTTCGTGCTTTCTTGCCCACGCCTCATGTGCTGAAGGAAACGCACCTGTGATGCCCTCCAGACTGATACGGGGTGACGAGATAATACGAGAAGCTTCATTGCGACAATGCGGACACTCTATAGAGCGTACCTCATCATCGACCAATTTTTCGGTGAGATGGTCTTTAGCACACCTGAACTCAAATATCCGTTTCATCTGTTAACTCCCTATAGGCTTCTTCCGAAGTTTGCTTAAGGTTTATTACCCAGTTTAGGATATCTAACTGTCCTTTGGCGTAGTGTAAGTCCTCAACACCCGTCAATCTTTCGATCTTGTTGTAGGCATCCAGCATTTTCTGGGTGTCTTCAATCAGATCTTTCCATCCTTTTGAGGCCATCATGTCAAACCTAGCCTCATAATATTCTTGAATGTCTTTATCCACAGTTTCTCCTAACTAGGACTGTGTTGTATTTCTACAACATATAATCTATTATATCATACTTTTTACAATTTGTCAAGTACTTATTGAACTTTTCTGTTCATTTGAGCTTCAACAATGTTTTCCTTAGTTTGAATCTCCCTTTCCTTTAGGATAAGCTCAGCTACCTTAGCACGGCGCTCAAACTCTCCTTGAGAAGAGCCATCTAAGTTAGTAGCCACTGACTGAATTACCTTAGTACGTAGTTCTTCTGGCATTAACTGAGCTTCGACCATAGTCTTTTGCGCCTTAGCCATAGACTGCTGGGCATCTGCTTGAGACTCAGCAGCTCTGGCGTTAAGCTCGTTGATCTGCGCCTGAACCAGTTGAATCTGAGCCTGCATCTGAGCCTGTTGCATAGCCTGAGCCTCTGGATTAGGCTGGTTCATCTGGTCCAAAGCAGCCGAAAGCTCTTCCTTATTGGACAGACTAGAGCCTTTGATGATGCCTTTCAAGACCAATGGTAGTACAGGACTATCAGGTCCAAGGGTCTGAAGCAATCCAATGAACTGTTGCTGCTCATACTCCCTAGCTACCATACCAAGGGTGCTAGCAGGGGTAAATTTAAAGTCCCTAGATGGGTAGCGCTCTGGGTCAAACTGCATATAGCGGTATGCTACCTTCTTAATCAAGGGAATCAAGAAGTCATCTTGGAAGTTCATAAGAGCCTGTTTGTTCTTCTTGATGATAGAAGACATAGCCAAAGACATAGAAGCTCCACCAGCATCTCCTTGAGCCACAGAGCGGGTCATTGCCTGACTATCTAGGGTTCCTGTAGCCTGCAGGAGCATAGTCTCAAACTCTTTAGCAGTAGAGATGTTACCAGCATCAGTAGATCCAAACTTAAATGGAAACAGGATCTCGTTAGGATTACCGTTAGTAAGCAGGGTCTTTCCGGGCTGAACCTTGTAAGACACACCACGTGGTAGTCTTGTAGCATCTGCTGCCATCATAGGAGCCGTAGTCAGTGCTAAAGAGTCCAGATGACTACGGAGCTGGGCATCAATAGCTTTCTGCATATTGTAGCCCTTTTGCACGGTTCCCATACCTACTAACCTACCTGATACCTTCTCAGGTACGTAGGTCACAATAGGACGGTCTTTCATCATGTATGGGTTGGCTTCTGCCTTAAGCAGGTACTGGTTGTTAGCAATAACAACTACAGCCTCCACCATGTCTGCATACTGATCTGCTGAACTATCTTCAGGAAATAAATCAGCTACTTCACCACCTTCGTTTTCTAGTTGCTCTAGATACTCACGAGGAACTAATCCGTAATAACGAAGTACTCGTACCTTATCTTCTTGGTATAATGAGTCCAGTTGATTTGGGATGAGATCAGCATCACTAAACTCAGGACCAATATTAACCTTTCGATAGATCCCATCTTCAATCCCTTTAACTACTTTAAAGAGGCTAGTGTACTCCTCGACAGCTACACCAAGACTATCATCAACCGTTTCAGAGTTAGGGTCCCAAACAAAGTTACGAGGATGCACGGACTTAACAGGAACAGACACACGCTCTGCTTCCATTACCCCAATAGCAGAACCAGCTCCTCCTGGCATTGGTTGCATAGCAGGCTGCAACTCCATCGTAGACTTAATCTGGATCTCTGCCACACCAAGACCAAAGACTTCAGCGTTACGGTTTACCTCTGCCCAAACCTTGTCTACCTTGTCTTTCTTTAGGTCATCGTGAAGCTGTCTACTAACCATCTCAACGTCCATCTCTTGTTGGTCAGCAGCATCATCTTCTAGCTCAAAGAACTCACCACGCCCTGTAGTAGCCTCAATAATCTCTGAGGTCTTGTTCTCTACTGCCTGACGGATAGCTGGAGATACAAGCCTACTGCGCTCTGAGTCACGAGTCTTGTCCTCGTCAGACCATACGCCATAGTAGAGGCGCTCATACTCGTCCCACTTAGCCTGATAGTTGTTATCACGGTGTTCTTTCCACCGATCACAATGATCAATAATAAAGGCTACTAGCTCTTTATCTGATTCAGATACTGGGTCTTCTTGAAAGTCGCTCATTACATATCCTCTACTGTGCTAGGAAATGGGTTAGTGTTTGATAAATCTGCATACTGTACTGGTTCTAGTTTAGTTACTTTAACTGAAGGCCCTGTCAGTCCTTTAACAGTTTCTACAATAAAACCTTCTCCAAGAGTTTCTGTTATATATTCTTGTAGTTCTTTTTGTGTAAAACCTTTTTGAAAAGTACGCTCGTCACCTGTTCCGATAATCCAACCATCTTCTGACTTTGTTTTATTCTTAGCAGAGTTAACATCAGTAGTAGGACGCACGTTAATAACTGCTGAACCTCCAGGTTTTAAAGCCTTACCAATTGTAAGAACAGCCTGAGCACGTTCTTCAGGAGGTAAAACATTTAACACATTCATGTTAAGAACTTTAGTAGCTGATGCTTCAGGAACGTCTTGTGGTGATGTAAAATCAGGTTTAAACTCTTTTTGTGGAAAAGGCTCAAAGGTCATAACATTAGCGCCACGAAGCTTAGCAGCCTCTGCTCCTAAACCCATACCAGCACCATAGTCTAATACATCATCTCCTTCTTGTACGCCTAAAATATCAAAAGCTTTTTGGTACGTAGGAAGTGTATTACCACGCTGTGTCTTAGCAGGATTAATAGTAAACTCATCCATTACTGCTGCCGAGGATATAGGAATGTCTGCTGATTTAACAGCAGCATCATTAATAAGTCCTTGGAACAATTTAGCTATAGCCATGTTAGTATCCTGATACTGTGTCTAAGGGTTCGTACTCGTCATCTTCCATCATGTCAGTAAACTCTGTAATACCAATCTGATCGATATAGGCTAAGGCATCAATCAAGTCATCATGCACTGCGCTATTCGGAAAGTTAAGGAGCTGGTCTACGAACTGCTTGTTCCAATCGCCTCTAACTAACTTAATCCTTCCATGCTCGAAGCGACCCTGCAGCGCCCATACTATACGGTCCGTCTTCTTCTTGTTCCCATGCGTCAGTTCTGTCACTGAGATGAAAAACGACTTCTTCTTCATCAAGTCTTGTAGGTACGGGAGTACGGCGTTCCGTGCCATTCCCCGCTCTATACCTACTAGCCGCACATCGTAACTTCTTGCTGTTTCTAATATTTTGTTGGCAGTTTCTTTGATATCCCATCGTCCGAACACTATAGTATCTACAAACCATCCATCCAGAGTAACCTTGACAACAGCTATTGCAGATTCATCTAGATGCTTCTTTTTGTTACTAGCCTGCTTGCTTACATCTTCAAAACCAGCCAAGTCCACAGCAATATAGTACTGCCCATCGTTAGGAACATCATCATCGTCAACATAGTGTATCCACTCATCCTTGAAGAGGTCTGAGGAGGCGGCTTCGAAACTAGCAAGGTATTCCTGTCTAAAACTGAAGGAAGACATTGACTTCTTTGCAGCCTCAATCTCTTTAGGATCGAGTAGAGGGTTATCAAAAGAAGTAAAGTGGAACGAGGACCAATCTTCATCTTCTTCCTTTTGGGCCATCTGGTACAACTCGTAGAAGTGATTCCTGCCCTTTGGGGTTCCAATGAACAGTGCTCCACCTTTTACATCTGACAATGCTGGTCTAAGGATCTGCTCAAATACTTGAGGCTTCATGTCAGCGTACTCGTCAACTACGACATACGCTAGACCCACACCTCGCATTGTATCTGGACGGTCAGACCCTTTTAGATAGATCTTTCTATCATTTACTAAAGTTATTACCGCCGTATTCTCGTGGACAGTTTTGATAACTTCGTGTCCAAGTTCTTTAAGAACCGTCCACATAATGTCTTTAGCTTGCTGAAAAGTTGGGGCAACATAGAAGACATCCTTCTCTTTAGATTTCAAAGCCTCAATGATGAGGGTCCAAGCAGCAAGCCTTGACTTACCAAACCGCCTGCCAGCAGCTACTACTTTAAACCGATGTTCGTCATTAAATACTTCAGTCTGTTTTGGGTGGAGTTCGACTCTAAGGTTTGCCATCCGAGTCCTCCATGTCCACTACTTCATAATCAATCTGCTCAGTTTCCCTAGCAGCTATCTGGGGTGTACCAGTGGTTACAATCTGTACCTGTATAGCGTTGCTCCTACCCTGTCCCTGCTTTTCAAAGTGACTTAGGGGCAAGAGCCTATCGATACACATCTTAAGACAGGCTACCTGATCCTTGTCACCATCGTCCATCGCCTTACGGAGGACAGTCTCAATAACCTTCTCGCCACTGGTAGACAAGAGACGAGCATAAAATTCTTTGATTCTTGCTGCCTCGCCCGGAGGACGGCCTACAGCGTTTCTGTGTTTCTTAGCTTCAAGCACCTCTTTACGAGGTCTTCCTCGTTTAGGCTTTGGCTTATCCATTTAAGGGGCCTTTCTTTAGGGGACAAACAAACTGATCGGGCTATATAGTTTCTATGTAGTGAAGTCTACATAAAGGATATTACTTAAAGGGTTACTTAAGAGCTAACTTGAAGGATAATTATAATTATAATCACAGTTATCTCTTAAGAGTTATCTGTTTACCTATATAGTGCATTTATTATAGCATACTTTTTAGCTTTTGTCAAGTACTTTCTACTCTTTAGAGCTTATAGAGTACAGAATAGCCCTATAGAGTCTGGGTATTACGAAGGAATAGGGCTTTAGAGTGTACTAATTAGACCTACTTTATTTACAAAGTCCTACTATTTAGTAAGTATTTGATTTGTCAAGCCTTTTTCTAGTTCTTTTTAGTACTATTTAGGGCAGTTTTCCCACTGCCTAACCCTATTTTACCTTCTGTTGTGTGTTGTAGGGTCCGCAAACTCCACAGTGATTGCATAGCCCCTCCCCCCATATGCGGTTATGTGCATATTTGCATAGAGATTGTGTGGTATTTATGCAACAGAAGAGCTATTGTCCAGCGCTGCGTAGGGTTATTAAGCTTGACAAGGTGGGAAAGAGTGTGTTATGGACCCTATAGCAGCACCATAGCCCAAAGCTATCAAGGACTAACCAGCCATAGAAATAATTGTTTTGACTAGGCCGCAGCTTATACCTAAGATAGAGACTCAACAACACAAAGGAACAGTCATGAAAACAGCCTACCTAGAACTAGCACGCCATGCCATTAGCCTTGGGTTCACTGTCTCAGTATGGGATGGCGAAGAGTGGCAAGTCAAACGCAGCTCAAGTATTAAAGCTATCACCGAAGCAGTTAAATCTGTTGACGAAGCTCAATTACGATTCCGAGACGGGGAGAAGACTATAGGCTGGGCACTTGTTTCCGCATTCGGCCTTGAGCCTGACGAGACTGTCATGGATCACTCGCTGGAGCCTTGGCTCGAGGCTTGGTCCGAAAATCAAGCAGCCTAACTGACGAGCCCTAAATGGGCGAAACCGTAGGGATACGGTCTTAGGCAAAACCCTTTAAACCACTGGAGAAAATTATGAAAGCAATCAAGAAAGCTATCAAAGCAGTGAAAGCAATACGTGAAACAAAGCAAGCCATTGACAACAGGCAGGGCAGATTCTTGACAATCTATCTTGACAATTGGACCCGAAAGAATGGCAAGGTCTTAGAAGCTGGATATTTTAGCAGCACTGTCCAGCTAGCATATGGTCCAGTCATTAAGATCCGCAACCGGGACATTATTTTACTGGCTGCGGACCATACAGTCAAAGCCCTGAATAAGTAAGTAAACCTAGTCCATTCTCACGAGTGGACTATAGTGTACTCATTAATCACTGGAGGCAGCAATGACAACAGCAATACTGGCAGGACCGATAAGCAGCAAAGCAGCAGCAATCAAGATCACTGGCAGTCTTGGCAAGCCCTCAAAAATGCCCGGACTATCCTATGGCATTAGCGCAAAGCTTTGCAAGGTAGGCAGCAAGCTGGCATTAGTCAAAGGCAGCACTTGCGAAGGCTGCTATGCACTGAAAGCTAATTATCAATACCCTTCGGTTCAGGCAGCTCACGCCAAACGAGCTGCAGGACTCGAGCACCCACAATGGGCAGAAGCTATGGTTTACTTAATCGAGAAGGCTGGCGAGAAGTATTTTCGCTGGCATGACGCGGGTGATCTTCAAAGCTTTCAACACTTGCTCAATATTGTGAGCATTGCGGAGAAGCTACCCAGTGTAAGCTTTTGGCTGCCTACTCGTGAGAAGGGCCTAGTCAATCAATACATTCGAGCTTTCGATTCTTTCCCAGCTAACCTAGTCGTTAGGGTATCGGCAGCAATGATCGATTCTGAGGCCCCTACAGGGTTTCAGAACACTAGCACTGTCCACGAGAAAGCAGCCGCTCAAGGGTATAGCTGCCCAGCTCAGTCGCAGGGTAATAAGTGCATGGATTGTAGAGCTTGCTGGGACAGCTCAGTCGCTAACGTCTCATATCACAAACACTAGAAAGGGTTTATAATGACACTATCAGAATACGCAAGCTTGGCAGCACTGCTGCTGGGGATTGCTGGGGTTATAATTATCATGAAGCCCTGGGACATTGACTAAATTGGAGGAGATTATGAGCAATGCATGGGAAAGAGCTGCGGAGATTGCTGGCCTAATCAGGGTATTCGAGGCCAGACAGCTAACCGATGACGAGCAGCGAGTTTACTGGGAGCTTCAGGACGAGCTGAGTAGATTGCAAGAGATTATTTGGGAGGCAGAAGCTAATGATTGATTTTATAAAAGCAAACCCTAGGGATCGAGTCGAAGCGAATGATTGCTCAGTTCGAGCTGTCTCAGTAGCTTCTGGCCTGCCCTACTACAAGGTCCACGCTGCGTTCACTGAAGCTGGGCGCAAAACTGGCAAGGGTGTCACAGTGCGTATCATGATTGCTGCGCTACAGAAGCTGGGGATTATGCAGCAGCCTGAAAGCCTTGTGTTTCGAAAGCCAACACTGAGCTACTGGTTGTCTAATAACCCTACTGGTAACTGGGTTATTGTCAAGCGTTCCCATGCTTTTGCTATACTTGATGGTGTAGTGCATGACAGCGCACCAGTAGGAGCTAGGTCTCGTGTTCTTTTCGCATTCAAGGTGAACACATGAAGAATTTATTAGAAGCTGCAATGGGTGCATTATTATTTATTGTTATTTTCTACGCTGCAATTGTGGTATCATCGCTATAATGAAGCAGCGTAATTTTGTAGCTAAGTATTCACAGCGCAGCGGCGCAGGCAAACACAAGGAGAAGCCAATGAGAGATTACAACCATGACTATTGGAATGATGCAGACTACGACACAGTGGACTACACTGCAGTCGAGCAGTACGAGGAGCGAATAGCTGAGCTGACTCAGACTATCGAAGATATGAAGACTGACGAGCTGTACATTCTCTATCACCTGATGAAGGCTAAAGACACAGCCAGCACTACCCTTGACCTTGTCGAAGTGTACGTGGAGCTGCAGCGTCTCATAGGTCTTCACAGCAAGGAACTGCAGGAGAAGGCAAAGCTTTACAAGGAGGGGCTGTAATGTCCTCATGGTTGATCATTGTCACAGGGTGCATATATGCTTACATCGCTGGCGAGCAGGGTTTCAAGGGTAATATTCCCATGCTCGTGGTGTACGCTGGCTATGCGTTTTCTAACGTAGGTCTTTATTGGATGGCCACAAGATGATTTCTTTTTTATTGCTTATGATTTCGACAATTCTATTTGCTCTATGGAGGTCTTATGGTGAGGGTTAGTGGCGTGCCTTATGAGGTACAGTTGGTGGATCAGTACATGAACGATATCTCAGAGCTTGAGCGGGAGAATCGTATGATGAGGGCTAGGATGGAGAGGCTGGAGGATGAGCTGCGGGTCAGCAATGAATTGCTTGCCAAAGTAAACTTCGAGCTGGTAAACCTGAAAAACCCATCGCAAAGCTCTGAAACTCTGTCAAAAATACAGAGTCCGTGCGTTAACGTCTGCGAGGTAGCCCACGGTACTGCCTTTTGTCGTGGTTGCGGCAGGTCTGTCATAGAGATAGAGTCGTGGCAGGGCTACTCAGACCCAGCCAAGGCTGCTATAATTAAGAAAGCTAAACTAAGATTGGGGGTTTTAAATGGCGAAATCTAAGAAAGTGGTTGAAGAGGTGGTCCAAGAGGTCACCTCTGCAGACTGTACAGAGATGGTGTCAATTGCTTTTGACAAAAATAATAATCTATATGGCGTGACACCACAGGGTGAGCTGCGTAGGTATGATTGGACAACGAAGAAGTGGGAGGCTGTATGAGATGTCTTAGTTGCAATGCAGCATTGACTGACTACGAGGCCACTCGAAAGAGTGCTGTCACTGAGGAGTACACTGACCTATGTAATCATTGCTTCGCTACGGTTAGTGATGACTTACTTACCATAGATAGGGAAGACCTGCTAACTGACGAGGATGATTTAACCCCTGAAGACGTAGGTGAATTTAGTATGTATGTTGACAGAGATGAATTATGATGGTACAATATTACTATAGAGTTACTAAGAAAGACTAAGTAATAATATTAATATTATCTTTAATAAACAAGTAACTATTTAAAGGACTATTTAATATGGAAGATCAAGATAGATTCTTAGCAGAAACCAGCGAAGAAGCTCACTACTGGTTTACAGTGTCTGATTTTGTTGAGCTGTCCCTAGATGTTGGGCTTGATAAAATGCTAGAGGATGTGATACAATTAAGGGGTAGTAAATTAAAGGAGACAGTATGAATAAGCAGGAGAGTTTAGAGAAAGCTCGTGCAGCTAAGCGAGGCACTGGAGTTAAGCTTCGTAATCCTATTCAGATCTGGGAAGAGGATCGAAGCAGGACAGAAGGTAATGGTAGTCTTCGCAAAGCTATCAATGCTAAGTGCTGGCACTGCTCTAACTGTCAGCGAGAAGAGATTACACATTGTACTGTCACCAGTTGTCCATTGTTTTTTGTAAGGCCCTACCAAATTAAAGGAGAATAGATGGCTCAGCAATTAGTATCACACCAACCATGTCAGGACTGTGGCAGCAGCGATGCTCTCACTATCTATGAGTGGGGCAGCAAGTGCTTTAGCTGTGGCAAGACACGCAGGAATTCGCAAGAGTACTCCACTAAACTTACTAAGGTAGTATCAACAATGACCAACGTGCATGACATTGTCTACAGCTCTATCTCTGATCGTGGTCTAACTAGGGACACCTGCCTAACCTATGGCATAGGCAAGAAAGACAGTGCTTATTATTTCCCTTACTACGATGAAGAGGGGTTGGTAGCTTACAAGAAGCGCAGCGTAGGCGAGAAGAAGTTTAGTATCGAGGGCGCTTGGCAGCAGGGTAGATTGTTTGGGCAACAGTTGTTCTCCAAGGGAGGGAAGTATGTCACGATTACAGAAGGTGAGTTCGATGCTGCAGCAGCGTATCAAATGCTTGGTTCCAAATACCCTGTGGTTTCTGTTAGGAATGGTGCAGCGAGTGCAGTTGCTGATGTCAAAGCGAATTACGAATGGCTCGATTCTTTTGAGACTGTGGTGCTTTGTTTCGATAACGATGCTCCGGGCAGAGAAGCTGCTAACGCAGTGGCTGAAGTCATTGGAACGAAAGCCAAGATATTTAAAGGAACCGCAGACTACAAAGATGCCTGCGAATACTCGCAAGAAAACAAAGGCAAAGAGTTCATAGACCTGTGGTGGAAGGCAGAGCGATACACACCAGATGGTATTGTGGATGGTGCTGGACTATGGGATCTAGTTAATCAGCCTGTCGAGAAGGCAGAGGTTATGTACCCATACATTGGGATGAACGAGCTGACCTATGGCATCAGGTATGGTGAGCTAGTTACCCTGACTGCAGGCAGTGGGTTAGGTAAGTCGCAGTTCTTGCGTGAGATTGTGTATCATATTCTCAACAACAGCAACGACAACATAGGGCTGATGTTCCTTGAGGAGTCTGTTAAGAAGACAGCTAAGAGTCTGATGAGCCTCCATGCTAACAAGCCTCTGCACCTGCCTGACTACACAGCCTCACCTGAAGAGCTGCGAGCTGCTTTTGACAACACGCTAGGCACTGGTAGGGTATTCTTGTTTGATCACTTCGGCAGTACATTGGTTGACAATATTATTAATCGTGTTAGGTTCATGGCGAAGGCGCTGGAGTGTAAGTATATCTTCTTGGACCACGTGTCCATCGTTGTCTCTGCTCAAGAGAATGGTGACGAGCGCAAGGCAATCGATGAGATCATGACCAAGCTTCGCATGATTGTTCAGGAGACTGGCATTGCTTTGTTCTGTGTCTCGCACCTAAAGCGCAACGAAGGCAAGGGCCATGAAGAAGGCGCTTTCACTAGCCTGTCGCAGCTCAGGGGTTCGGGTAGTATTGGACAGCTCTCTGATATTGTGTTAGGATTAGAGCGCAACGGACAGGCTGAAGACCCTGTCGAGCGCCACACCACACGAGTCAGGGTTCTGAAGAATCGATTCAGTGGGTTGACTGGTCCAGCTTCGTCCTTGTATTATGATCGAATGACTGGTAGAATGACTGAGAAATTTGAAGATAAGGAGCTGTGATGAACGAGGAAACAAAACGTGAATGGATTGGTATTACTGATCTTGAGATTAAAGATATAGCAGAGTCGTGTAATCTGTGGGGTTCTGACCTTTACTATGATGTAATTGAACTCGCACTTTCAATTGAGAAAAAAGTAAAGCAGAAGAACTTTACTGAGACCTAAAGGTATGGTATAATATTAGAATGAGAATCGCACTTGATATTGAAACTAATCTTAAGCACGACACTATTTGGTGTTGCTCTACTTATAATCTGGATACTAAGGAAGTAATGGTATGGACAAAGCCAAACGATTTGAGCCAATACATACGGCAGGCAAGTTTACTTATAGCGCACAATGGTATAAGCTTCGATTTTCCAGTGTTAAACAGACTGTGGAAGACCTCGATAAGGACCAAACAAGTTCGGGACACACTGGTTATGTCAAGACTCGCAAACCCTCAAAGAGAGAACGGACACAGCCTAAAAAGACTAGCTACATTGGTGGGAAGAGAGAAAAAAGAATACGACAACTTCGACAGCGGTCTCACAAACGAGATGATAGTTTACTGTAAAGAGGACGCAGTCATCTGTGGTGAGCTGTACCTCTACCTAACTCAGGAACTACAGGGATTCTCTGAGCTGAGCATAGAGTTGGAGCACGAGGTTCAGACGATTGTGGTTGGGCAAGAGAAGCATGGGTTCCTGTTGGACAAGAGCAATGCCTGTTCTCTGGTAGCTTCTTGGAAGACTAGGTTATCAGAGATTGAAGAGAACCTACAAACCATCTTCACACCCATCCACACCCAAAGGGTTAGTGAGAAGACTGGCAAGCAGTTGAAGGAAGATGTAGAGGTATTCAATCCGGGGTCTAGGCAGCAGATAGCTAAGAGGCTTATGACCTTGGGCTGGAAACCCAAGGAGTTTACACCATCAGGAGAGGCTAAAGTAGATGAGACCATCCTTTCAGGAATTGATTTACCAGAGGCTAAACTTATTGCCGAGTACCTGCTCGTTCAGAAGAGGGTCAGTCAGGTTGAGTCATGGCTTGATGCTGTTCAAGAAGATGGGCGTGTTCACGGTAAGGTCATCACCAACGGGGCAGTCACTGGACGAATGACACACCACAGCCCTAACATGGCACAGGTTCCAAGCAGTGCCAGTCCTTGGGGCCACGAGTGTCGTAGTTGCTGGACAGCACCTGAAGGCAAGCTGTTAGTTGGCGCAGACGCTAGCGCACTGGAGTTAAGAATGTTGGCCCATTACATGAGGGATCAAGAGTATGTCAAGACAGTCACAGAAGGATCGCAAGAGCTGGGAACTGATGTCCACACGAAAAACCAGAGGGCTGCAGGGCTTACTACAAGGGCGCAGGCCAAGACTTTTATCTATGCCTTGCTCTATGGTGCAGGGCCTGCCAAAATTGGGGCGATTGTTGGTGGTGGAGCTAAAGAAGGTAAAGACCTCACGAGTGCTTTTCTTCGGAACACGCCAAGCTTACAGAAGCTTAGGACCAAGGTTGAAAAGCTATCAGCGGGAGGGACGCTTGAAGGTCTTGATGGACGCAAGCTACAGATCCGTTCCCAGCACAGCGCACTCAACACATTGCTTCAGAGTGCTGGTGCAATAGTTATGAAGAAGGCTCTGGTTGTTCTGAACGAAAGACTACAGAGGCTACAGATCAAGGCTAACTTCGTAGCTAATGTACATGACGAGTGGCAGATAGAATGTAATGAATCAGACGCAGATCTGGTAGGTAGTATGGCAGTATCTAGTATCAAGAAGGCGGGAGTTATTCTAGGGTTACGCTGCCCACTGGATGGTGAATACAAGAAAGGTAAGACATGGGCGATGACTCACTAGAAGAAGATTCTTTTTATACTGACCTAGAGCACGTGGTTATAATAGGAATCAAGAGCGATAAAAGAGTTAACATTAAGACTAACGTATACGATATGAAGGAACTACAATCAATCTTGAGCGCAGCTATGATGATGAGCACAGTTCACCATGTGAAATCGTTAGGCAATGATGTTGACAAACTTCATTAATAGTGTATAATATATAGGTATCTTTTTAAAAGGAGAAGTAAATGGAATTAAAACCAGTAAAAGTGCAGGCAGATATTATGTGGGCTTTCTTAGACACACCTAACCAGTTATCTGGAAAGTATCAGGTTGATCTCTGTAATCTTACCAAAGAAGCAGTGGGTGTATTGGAAGGTATGGGGGTTAGTGTACGCAAGAAGGATGACCAGCCAGAGAAAGGCTTTTTCATTACGGCTAAGTCAGTTAACTACCCAATCACTACTATCGATATTGATGGTGGGCCAGTTGCTGGTAAGGTAGGAAACGGTTCAAAGGGTATTGCACTTCTTAAGCCTTACGAGTATACATTCAAAGGCAAGAAAGGCGTAGGGGTTGGAATCAACAAGCTTATTGTTACAGACCTTAAGGTGTATGAAGGCGCTGAAGAAGAAGCTCTTGGCGATGTACTTTAATTGAAAGGAAACAGCATGACAACAAAGAAAGCAGCAGCACCCTCACCTAAGTTTAACTTAAAGGTGTCCCCTGTAGAGTCTGTGTTCGAGGTAGAAGTAGGTGACCTTAACAAAACACTATGGGGTTCAGACTTCTTCAAGTTCTCTGTGTCTTCGGATGGTTCTGTGACTATCAATGACAACGAGTTCTCCAGTAAGAAGCAGGCAGCACAGGCACTCGAAGCTATGGCTGCGTTTCTGAAGAAGTAATGTTAGCTCTCATCGATGCCGACATCGTCACTTACAGAATCGGATTCGCTTCTGAGGACGTTAGTGAAAGGATTTGCTTGGCACGGTGTGCTGAGTTTATGGAAGAGCTAGTGATGAAGCCTTGGGTAGGAGACTACCAAGGTTATCTCACTGGTTCTAACAACTACAGAAAAGAAATTGCAGTAACAGCACCATACAAAGGCAATAGAACAGGCGCATCAAAACCCAAACACTATGACCTTGTTCGAGAGTACCTAATTAAAGCATGGGGCTGTGAGTTGATAGAAGGGCAGGAAGCTGATGACGCTATTGGTATTAAGGCTTATGAGATTGGAGACATCGAAGAATATATTATCATGTCTATCGACAAAGACCTTGATATGATTCGTGGTTGGCACTATAATTTTATTAAGGATAGGAAGTACCTGATCAATGACCAAGAAGCTATCAAACATTTCTATACTCAGATACTGACTGGCGATAGGGTTGATAACATTATAGGTCTAAAAGGCATAGGTCCAAAGAAGGCAGCAAAGATTCTAGAGGACTGTATTACCGAAGCCGATATGTACAAAGCAGTATTGGAAGCATACGACAACGATGAAACTAGAGTCTTGGAGAATGGACAATTGTTATGGATACGAAGAAACGAAAACCAGATTTGGTCACCTGCCCTTTGCAGTACATCCAGTGGGTTGACGCAGTAGCAGATGTTGAGTGGCAAGAAGATGTTAAAGCAGAAGTTCACCTTTGTCACAGCATTGGGTGGATTATTGATGAAACAGATGACGCACTGTGTATTGCTAATACAGTCTCTATGGACAACAGCAATGCCCGTATGCATCTACCTAAGCAGTGGATTAAAGTGAGAAAGGATATAACACTTGAAACCGAGCAGCGCCAAATCCAAAGGAAGACACCTGCAAAAGTGGGTAAGAGATCTAATACTAGCCAAGTTCAATCTGGAGGCAGACGATGTTCGCTCAGTTAGTATGGGTGTCTCCGGGGAGGATCTGCTACTCAGTCCAGCAGCCAGACGGGTTTTGCCAATTAGTTTGGAATGCAAGTCCAGAGCAGCTATCTCAGTATACGGTTATTACGAACAAGCCAGAGGAAACGCAGGAGGATACGAACCTGTTTGCATCATCAAACAAAACAGAGATAAGCCCTTGGCTGTGGTAGATGCAGAGTATTTCTTTAACCTATTAAGGAGTAAGTATGAGTAAAGTCTATCGATTTATTTATGATTCTGAGTTTCAAGAAGATGAGCCTACAGAATACCCAGAGGCTTCTACTGTCAAGGTTCGTCACTACTTTGCAGACTTCACTGCATGGCCCAAGGTACTCTATGAGTTCTGTAAGTTCCTAGAGACATCTGGCTATAGTGGTGTGCTGGAACGTGTTGTCATCAAAGACCCCTATAACATGGAGAGTGATGGGTTGTTTGAGACTATCGGACCGGGACAATACATTGCTACTGCAGAAGTTTTAGACAACGAAGACAAGGACGCACAATGACTGTTCACGCCATAATCCCTGACTGCCAAGTTAAGGACGGTGTAGATCTTAGTTACCTGACATGGGTAGGCAAGTATCTAGCAGAGAAGAAGCCTGATGTGATTGTACAGATTGGTGACTTCTCTGATATGCCTAGCCTGTCGAGCTATGATGTAGGCCGTAAGAGCTTTGAAGGCAGACGATATAAAACTGACATAGATGTAACACACAAGGCAATGGACGCACTTTTAGCGCCTATTAAGGAACATAATGACCGAGCAAAAAGAAACAAAGAACGACAGTACAGACCTCGAATGGTACTCACTCTCGGAAATCATGAAGAAAGAATTTCCAGAGCTGTCGAAGGAGACCCTAAACTTGATGGAACTATTAGCCTTTCAGATCTTGGATATGAGCCAAGAGGTTGGGAAGTTATACCGTATCTTGAACCTATTGTCATTGATGGTGTTGTGTACGCTCATTATTTTACTTCTGGCGTTATGGGGCGTGCTGTAACTTCTGCTGCTGCGTTGCTGTCTAAGAAGCATATGTCTGCAGTGATGGGCCATGTGCAGAATAGACAGATAGCTTATGCTAATCGTGCTGATGGCTCACAGATTACTGGCCTCTTTAGTGGCTGCTGCTATCTTCATGACGAGGACTATCTAGGTAGCCAGGGTAATAAGTACTGGCGTGGTATCTGGATGTTGCATGAGGTTAACAACGGCAGCTTTGATGAGATGCCAGTATCTCTAAACTATTTAAGGAAGAAGTATGAGCATTGATAACGCAACACCTAATGACTGGTATGTGGCCTACCATCGTAACTCTAAATTTGATGATAAAACATTAGGTGACTATATCAAGTCTAAGCAGATTGGAGGCGATCATTACAAGTCTAACATCGAACCTTGGGACGTATTCCTTGACTGGGGTTTAGACCCTTGGGCTTGTAATGTAATCAAGTACGTTGCCCGTCATCGCAAGAAGGCAGGTAAGCAAGACCTTGAGAAAGCTAAACACTACTTAGAATTTATGATAGATAATTATGATAAAGTTGGTGACAAGTATTACAAAGTGTGATATAATATATGGCCCTAACATTAGAAGAGATTAAGGAGAGACTTAAAAGGTGGGACGAGATAACTCTGATAGAGGAGTTGTCTCTAAGGTCAGAGGACATAGTAGAAAGATTTGATGATATAATAGAAGACCAAGCAGACAGATTACAAAACTTAGTTAACTGGGAAGAATAATAATTATGGATTACTATCAACAATTTATTGCAAAGAGTCGTTACAGCAGGTTTCTACCTGAGAAGAACCGCCGTGAGCATTGGGAAGAATCAGTAGACCGATACTTTACTTTTATGTTTAACCACTTAGAAGAGAAGTACAAGTTCTCTCCTAACAATGACCTACGCCTAGAGCTTATCAATGCTGTCAAGAACCTAGATGTTATGCCTTCCATGCGTGCTATCATGACAGCAGGCAAAGCACTGGACCGTGACAACACTGCTGGTTATAATTGTAGTTATCTGCCTATCGATGACCCTAAAGCATTCGATGAGGCTATGTATATTCTCCTGTGTGGAACAGGTGTAGGCTTTTCTGTGGAGCATAAATATGTCGATCAATTACCTGAAGTCCCGGATCAGTTGTTTGATTCTCAGACTACTATTTCGGTTGCGGATTCAAAAGAAGGATGGGCCAAAGCACTACGCCAACTCATCGCTTTACTATACTCTGGGGAAGTTGCAAAATACGATCTTAATAGAATTCGACCTGCAGGAGCCAGACTCAAAACTTTTGGAGGACGTGCCTCTGGTCCCGGACCTTTGGATGAGCTTTTTAAGTTCACTATCGCCAAGTTCAGAGGAGCAGTGGGTAGAAAACTTACATCAATCGAATGTCATGATCTTCTCTGTAAAATCGGGGAAGTTGTTGTTGTCGGTGGAGTACGAAGGAGTGCAATGATCAGTCTGTCTGATCTCGAAGATGACCGTATGAGGAGCGCAAAGAGTGGAAACTGGTGGGAACACAATGCACAACGAGCACTTGCTAACAACAGCGCAGCTTACATTAATAAGCCAGATATTGGACAGTTTCTCCAAGAATGGACAAGCCTTTACAACAGTCATTCTGGAGAGCGAGGAATCTTCTCACGAGCCG